GTAAGGTCAAGCTGACCTTAAGCACGTACACTATACTTCTCTGGATTGTAGAAGAAATAATAGAGTTGCTTTTTGGTCAGCTTTTGAAACCTATTCTTTGGCTGTTTGTAATAGCCTCGTGCCCATTCCACTAACGCCAGCTTAGTTTGGAATGGACACCTTTTGTGGTAAGCCATATCACTTACCCATCATTCGCAGATATCGTCTCCGTGCCTGTGCCATACGAGTCGCCTTGACTGAAACAGTCGTACCATAAGGAGTTAAGAAGAACCAGTTTGTACCTACTCTGGTTAGAAACATATTGTACCTATTTCCCTCATACTCATCTTAGGTCGAGTATTTAACCTATTAAATTTTACCCCGAGTTGTGCTCAGGGTAGGGTTTGTATATGTTGTGATTAGTTCACAGATAACACCTCTTGAATATAAGATAATGTGTGCAGTCTATAGGAAGCGTCAACTCTTCCATCTAATGGGATGAATTATGCCCTATTAAGGGTCACGATACAATATATCCTCCTTTTGAGAGTGCTTTATATAGAGTAGATATCCATCGCTGGACTCTATACATTCACAGAGCAACATGCTCAACATATTCCTACCTAAGGCTCATATTTATGCCATTCCAGCACCTTATATGATAGGATTGTACCGACACCAAGCAGAACTACCTCTCGGCAGTTATCTTTATGGTAGCAACATCAAGACCAATACCGTGGATGTCTCTTTCCACTTCACAACCTCCCGATGAGGCTGTCCTCCATTCGGAGTGAGTGCGATTGGTAACTGAGTACATTGACTCAATCCCAACCTGATACTGTGCTCGTCAAGACTATGGGGTCTGTCTTTCTTTCGAACGAGCGTTATAGTAAATAAGGACTCTTCGGGATTTGCACTCCCTTAAGCAAGTAGCAGTTGTCTTCTGTTTGCAAGACAGCTCACAGACTACTACACCTCAACCTACACACAAACTTGCAGTCCTTTCTATGAAGGACTTAGTAATAAATAAAGAGTTAGCACTTGTGCTAACACAAGGTTCTTAAGAATAAGTATGTCTACTATTTCACACTAGGCAAGCTGTTAGCTTTATGGATTCCACTAACAACTTGCCTGAATAATTGGGGTTCTAGCCAGCCACTTCCATCTCTGGAGGTGCAAAGGTTATGTACCTGAACTTAACTTCGCCATCTTCCTTGTAGTCATTGAATCCTCTGAACACATAGTCCACATTATCAATAGCCTTAAGGGTTGGATAGCTTGTTTGAAGAGCAGTAATACGTTCCTTGGACAGACCGTGCTTTTTGTGCAAAGTGATGGTCTTATCACTTAAATCCGTAGTCCGAGCAACAATCCAGTCCGACATAATACGATTGCCCATCGCATCAGTCTTATCCTGCCATTGACCGTTGACAAATAACCGTTCAACTGTATTACGCCATACTGCAATTAAGGTCACAACTATAGTCTTGACACTTGCCATTGTTAACACTCCTTATTCTAAGATAGGTTCACACTTGCTTGATTGCTATGTACTTCCCTTTGCTTACAGATATGCTGTATCACATCTGCTCGCAGAGGTGAGAGGGGGAGAGCGAGCTTGCGAGCGGACGAGCCCCGAGAGTGGGGCGAGATGAAGTTGAGTCGCTTTCCATCTCAACAAGAATCGACCCCCACGGGGCGAGAAACGCATGGGTACCATGCAATGTATATCACGTATGCCCAGTCTAAAATAATTTTTGAGATTTGGATTCCCTACCCAAACTTTAAAAGGGAGTTCAATAGGAGTGGCCACTCTTAGTTAAGTGTTGATATTATTTTTCTTACAAGATTTAAAAAAAAGATTGTATGTCTTCAAAAAAGATTGTAATCTTGTGGGTGTGTTTTTTTAGTTATTTAATTATAGAGGTGGGACATAACTACTTTTTATAAGTCTGCGGCTCGTAATTGGGACGAGAAATATCTAACTTCTAGTGGTAAGTTAGATTACCAAAACCTTTACAAGTCATTAGCTAAGATAAATGGATTTAGGAGCCGTGAGAACCGTCTAAAATTATTTACGGCTATCACAGAATGGTATAAAGAGAGGAAGAATGAAGCTTAAAATAGCAAAAAAGATACTAACAGGAGCTTTTGATGCTCTAGGGCTAAAGAAGACTGCTCTTCGTTATAAGACAGATGTTCCCGGGTTAAGAAAGATGGCTACTAGTACCTTTGCTAAGGCAAAAGCTGCGAGTAGAAAGGCGAAAGCGGCTAATAAAGCTGCGGGAGTAAAGCCTATAAAGAAGAAATCTATCAAGCCCAAGCCGGGCTACCAAGCCCCAAAGGGTAAGGGTGGTGGTCGTGAGAAGCAGATAGCCAAGGAAACGAGGGGAACCTCTACTCGTGAGCAGGAGAAGTTAAAGAGAATGAGTAGGCCAACGGCTAATACTCAGATTAAGAAGCCAATGAAGCCTTCGAGTGATTATTACAAGAAATTTGGTAAAGCAAGGGACAGAGATTTAGGGGATGAATATTAAAGGAGTAAAAAGTGAAAGTTATAGATAAATCAAAGGGTACTAGGAAGAATATTGACATTGTTAATGTTGCTCAGCAATCCTTATCCAGTATTCCAAGTCAAAAGCTGGAAAAGAGTGGCAAGGGCGGTAATGAGAATACAGGCCCTAAACAGGGCAATGCTAAGGAGTCAGGAAGAGCTAGGGCTTCTGCGAAAACCAGTAGTGGGGCTATGAGTTCTCTTGGGACTGGCCGTCCACCTACGGCTCCTACAGGTGGACATTAGTGCCTAAATTTGGCAAGAAGTCTACTAACCAGCTTTCAACTTGCAGAAAAGAATTGCAGGAGGTGTTTAATGAAGTTATCAAGACGGTGGATTGTTCTGTACTCGAAGGTCATAGGGGTGAAGATAGACAGAATGCTCTCTACAAAGAAGGGAAAACAAAGGTTACATTTCCTAAGGGTAGGCATAATAGTTCTCCTAGTAATGCTGTGGATGTGGCTCCTTATCCAATTGATTGGGGAGACAGGGAGAGATTTCATCTCTTTGCGGGGTTTGTAATTGGTATAGCTAAGAGTATGGGCATTAATCTTCGCTGGGGAGGAGATTGGAATCAAAATTTTGAAGTAGATGACAATAAGTTTGATGATTTTCCCCACTTTGAAATTCGAGAGTAGATGTTTACAGTTAATATAAAGCATCGCGGTGATACTGAGCCTACTGAGTATCAGGTCTATGAACAACATGAGATGGATAATGAGGGTAAAAGCTATGTTTACTGGAAAGAAGCAAGGGTTGGTGATTGGGCTTTATCTGATGATGGATTCTGTGCTAAGGTCATTAAAAGGACAAAATATCCTAATGACAGGGGGGCTCATACTGTATATCTCCGTTTGCCTTGGGGTTATTTTATGTGGAATCCAAAGTACCCTACTACAAAGTTTAATGTTAAAGGGAGGGTTACTCCTCATACTCTTAAGGGAAATCCTTATCTGTCAGGGGCAAAGAAACAGGAAAAAATGAAGAACCTTGCTATGTGCTATGCACAGACAATGAACAAAGACTTGGCAATTGACCTAGCTTTTGGTTCGTTGACTGATAAGATGCATATGTCTTGGAAACGTAGAATGAAAACTGAGGTATTTAGAGATATGGTACGAGAAGAATTACAGAAGTTATTGAATGAGCATGGCTATACAGCTGACTGGACGATGGAATTACTAGGGGATGCTATTGAGTTGGCTAAGAATAAGAAGGATGTGTCCAATATTATGCGTGCTGTAGAGAACTTGCAGGATATGCATGGCATGAAGGACAAGGCCTTGACTAAGACAACTACCTCTATAGAAGCTGTATCCACCAAAAAGATGCTTGATGAGATAAGTGAGGAAGAAAAGAAGCTTATAGCCACACAGGTAGTAGAGGATGCTGGAGAAACCAGTAGTAAATGATTACGAGGAGCGTTACGAAAAGCTCCAAGCGTTAAAAAAGTTAAAGAATAATATTGGTTTATTCGGAAGATATTGTTTCCCAACTGCTGCAAAGCGTACCACACCGCCCTTTCATGGTGAAATCTATAGCCATATAGGTAATAAAGGAATCCCTAGGGTTTTAATTGCAGCTCCTAGAGGAACAGCTAAGTCAACAGCTGTTTCTTTATTTCTCCCTCTTCATAGAGCAGCCTTTAAAAGAGAGGATGAAGACCTTTTTATAGTAATTATCTCTGAATCACAGTCTCAGAGCGTAAACTTTCTTTCAAGAATAAAATATCATCTTGACCATTCTGATAAATTTAAGACAGTCTTTGGTGATTTTTCCCAAAGAACAGCTAAGAGATGGACTAATTCTGATATTATACTAGCTAATGGCACTCGTATTATTGCAGTGGGGACTGGACAGAGGGTTAGGGGGTTTATTGAAGGGGATACGCGACCTAATCTAGTCATTGTTGATGACTTTGAATCAGAATTGAATGCTTTTACTCCTGAGGGAAGAGTTAAGAATAGGAAGTGGATGACAGAGGCTGTGATACCCTCACTCTCAGATGATGGCAGAATAGTCATGATTGGCACTGTAATTAGTGAAGATTGCTTTCTCTGTTGGGCAAAAGAGTCTAAAGCTTGGACTACGCTGTGGTATAGCATCTGGGATGAAGAGGAGAAGAGTATTTGGCCTCAGAGGTTTCCTAAGGAGCGCATTCTCCAGATAAAAGAAGAGTTTCAGAGTGTGGGTAATATTAATGGTTTTTATCAGGAATATATGAATATTGCTCAATCACCCGATGATGCCCCTTTTAAACCAGAATATATCCAGTTACATCATTATGACTTTGAAAGAAGGAATGGTCAACCATGTTTAGTTAAGAAAACAGGAGAAGGAGAGGATGTTAAACCTATTGAAGTTTATTGCGGAATTGACCCTGCTAGTAGTCTTAGTGCTAGGGCAGACTTTTTTGTTATTGTTACCGTTGGCGTTGATAGTGATAATAATAAGTATATACTCGATATTTATCGTAACAGGCTCGACCCTGCTTTACAACCTGATACCATCATTAAAACCTTTAAAAAGTTTAAGCCCAGAAGAATGAAGATTGAGACTGTAGCCTATCAGGAAGCTTTAAGGAGTGCAGTCCGCAAACAAATGCTGGAACAAAACCTGTATATACCCGGTTTAGAGAAGGGGGTTAAACCCAGAACGCGTAAGAGCGAAAGATTGATAAGTCTTGTTCCTATGCTTGCTAAGAAAGAATTCTTCTTTAGACCGCAGGATATAACAGCACAGCAAGAGTTTCTTAGTTATCCACGAGGAAGGCATGATGATATCATGGATGCAGTCTGGATTGCACTGGATAAAGCGTTTCCATGCAGGAAAAAGTCTATTGATGGGAAGAAGAAGACAAATAAAAGAAAACTTCTTGACTGGATGACTATGTAATGCTTAACTTTACTCAGTAATGATTACATCTATAAGAGGTTAATATGAGTTTGATTGGGATAGGACAGTATCTTCAGGGCCAACAAGGTTTTGGTTCTCAGATTCCATCAGGTTATGGTGGTTTTAGTATGAATCCTCAAGGGGGTGGTGGCAATCCTTATCAGGGGTTCCAGAAAACTTTTGATTTAAACCCTCAAGGAGGGTTCCAGTTGGGACAAGGAATGGCTCAAGAGCCTGCTACAGCTGATATAGCTACTGGCAATCAGGGAGGACTCTTAGGAATGGCTATGAAAAAGATGGGTGTTGAGGATGTTCAGGGTACCATGGGACAACTCAGGGATACTCTTATGAGCGGAGCTAATGCTAGTCAGAATCAATATCAACCAAGTTATACTTCTCATGTACAAAGTGCTGCCTCTTATATGCCTCAGGGTTTCCAAAATCAAACTCCCGGAGGTTTCTATTAATGGCTGAATCATCGGATAAAAAGTTAATTGATGAGACAGTAGACCTTTGGAAGACTTATAGTAACAATAGGGAAACTTGGGCACAACAGGCTCAGGAAGATAAAGAATTTAGATTAGGTCGCCAGTGGACCACCGAACAGAAAAAAACCCTAGATAGCAGGGGGCAGGCTGCTATTGTTATAAATCGTATTCATCCAGCAGTAGAATCTGCAAAAGCGATGATTACAGCTAATAAGCCTTCTTTCAGGGTTTCTCCAAGAGAAGATAGCGATAATAAAACTGCTCAGGCTATTAATGGTCTTTTGGAGTATATTTGGCAGATATCAGATGGCGACCAAGTATTGAGGAATGTGGTTGATGATTACTATGTATTAGGCATGGGTGCTATGCAGATTTATATCGACCCCATGATGGATATGGGAAAAGGAGAGGTTTGTATTCATGATATAGACCCACTCGATGTCTATATAGACCCTAATTCTAGAAATAGATTCTGTGATGATGCAGAAAATATTATTGTTAGCAGACTATTCACAAGGGAACAGGCTGAAAACCTATATCCTATGTATGCAACAGCTATTAAAAATGCCTCTACAGACTCTCAACAGTCTGACCGTCCCACTACTGACAGAACTGATGAGATAGGTCTTGTTTTCCCTGAAACATCTGATACAGAGACTAGGGCTACTTTTGGGGTGAATAATGAGTATGTCAGGGGCTATGAAAGATATTCTAAGATTGTTGTTAATATGCATAGAGTCAAGCTTGATTGGAGTGGTGAAGAGGATTTGATAGATGAGGCTAATTGGGATTCTTTCTTGGAAAAACCATATTGGATTATAAATGGTCAGATTCTTGAGAGAGAAGAGCAGGCAAAGGCAATGGCGGATGCTATTGTTCAGCAATATGCTCAGCAAGAGCAGATGGCTAATCAACAGGGTGTTCTTCCTCCGGAGCCACCCAAGCTTGAAAAGGTAACATCATTTGACCTTATAAAGATGGGAAGAATTGAAGAGGTTGTTGTTCCCACAAAAAGAATTAAAATGAGTGTCATAATGGGCGATAAGCTTCTGTATAAGAGGCTCTTACCAATTGACAAGTATCCTATAGTATTCTTTATGAATCAGCATACTCGGACTCCATATCCGGTATCAGATGTTAGGATGGTCAAGGGGTTACAGGAATATATCAATAAGACTCGTTCCTTGATTATTGCTCATGCTACAACTAGCACGAATACAAAGATACTCATTCCATCAGGCTCTATAGACATGAAAGAGTTTGAGGAGAAATGGGCTCAGCCGGGCGTAGCAATTGAGTGTGATTTCGACCAAGGGCAACCTGTGCCAGTGCAACCATCACCTCTTCCGAATGAACTCTACTCCAACGAAACAACGGCTAAATCTGACATAGACCATCAATTGGGCCTCTACGAGATGATGATGGGGAACTCACAGGTTGCTCCTAATACCTATAAAGCTACTATAAGTTTGGATGAGTTTGGTCAGAGAAAGATGAAGAGCAAACTTATGGATATCGAAATTGGCTTAAAGAGGATTGGTGAGTTAGCCATTCCAATGATGCAGCAACTTTATAAAGAAGAAAAACTTATAAGATTACTCAAACCCAATAACTCCATGAGTAAATTTGCTTTGAATAAGAAACTTTATGATGATAAGGGGCAGTTAGTTAATGTTGTTAATAGATTGGATACTGGCAAATATGATATTATTGTTGTTACGGGGTCTACTCTGCCAACAAATAGATATGCCCAACTTGAGATGTATATGGATGCATATGAGAAGGGTATTATAGACAAACTTGAGGTGCTAAAGAAAACAGAGGTATTTGATATGGAAGGAGTTCTTGAGAGGACTGATACTATACAGCAATTACAGGGACAACTTAAGCAGGCACAAGAATCAATTAAAAAATTACAGGGCGACCTTCAGACTAGAGAGAGGGAAGCTTTCCACGCTAAACAGCGTGCAGAGATAGAAAAATTTAAGGCGGGATTAGACTCAACCTCCACAAAAGCGAAAGCTGCTGGAACAGTCTTTGAGAAACGCCTTGATGACGCAATGGGTCAAATCAAGAAGGAAGTCAGAGAGGCTTCCCAGAAATCAGTAAAAAACGGTTCACCCCCTAAGAAGGCCTAACTTAGGAGCAACCATAGGAGATTATCGTGGAAGAAATACAACAAACGGATACTCAAGCTAGGAACGAATTAGGACAATTCGCTCCAAAGGCTGACCCCGTTGTAGACGATGTCATGCTCGGCAATAATGAGACCGGGCAAC